CGGTTTCCGGCGTTCGCTTAATGTCCAGTTCATTCATGCTGTTTTCTCCTTTGCTTCCGCAATTACCGGCCGCCCCTTCTTGTCCCGGCGGCTGCCGTTGTGTACCCATGCAAGCCACGCATCCAAAAACCAGCCATACCGCTCCCCCGGGTCCTGCGCATGGTTATACCCCTCGTTCCTATACCCATGGATCTGGCGGATCGTGTCCTTCCCTGTCAGCTCGATGGTCATCCACGGTCGCTCCGGCCGCTTCTCGTGCCGCAAAAACAGGATGGTCGTCTTCCCCTCGATATGGCGCGCGGCGTATCCGCCCACGCAGTGGTGCAGCGTCTTCCCTTCTCGGATGATCTCGCTGCCACCTTTCGGCACCACGATGCGCAAGCCGCTCATGGCAAATTCGTACTTCCGGCACAGCTTCTTGTACCGCTTCGCATAGGCCGCGCTGACTGCTTGATCTCTTCGCATACCCAGCAGCTCGTCCGCCGCGTCGTGCCGCTCCCGCAGGTCTTTTGGCATGGCAACCGTCGCCTCTGCCAGATCATAGCCCAGCTCGCGCGCCATGCGCAGATAGTCCACCCACAGCTCCACGCGCGTCTTGGTCTCGGCATATCGCGCCGCTTTGTCCAGCTTCACGCCGGCCATCTCCGCGCACTCCTTGCACGCTGCCACCATCCGTCCCCCGCCAAGCTGCCGGCAGAGATGGATGTACACGTCCGGTGTCAGCTCCGGCGCGGTCTCCCGCCAGCTTCTCAGCGTCTCAAAGTCTCCGCCAGACTGCAGCCATGCGCGCGCCTCCTGCTTGCTCATTCGCATAAAGTCTGCCGGATTTCGCGCACTCCAGTTCAGGATCCGCGCGTTTTTCACACCGCTCACCACAAGCTGTGTCACCGCGTCCCCGAGGCCGAGCTTCACGGCCATTTCGATCTGTGGCCACATCGCGTAGGCCGCGAGATACGTCACAACCCACTTCGCCGGCTCGTCCCAGCGCTCCGCAAGCTCATAGCACATCCAGTCCTCGATCTGGCAGTAGCGCCACGCTTTCGTCTCGCTCAGCGCATCCGTACCGATCACGGTATAGTCGCCCTGATAGCACGCCCAGCCCATCATGTTCGGCGAAAAAGGCTCTGACACTGTCTCTTTCGCCTTCCAGTACGGCAGCGTCCACTCTCCGCAGCTCCATTCCCGCGTCCGCACCCACATCTGCACCGTCCCCGGCGCGAGATAGTAGGCTTTCTGCCCCCAGCAGTTCATGTCGTAGTAGATGCCCCCATAAATCAGGTCCTTTGTGTAGCTGATCTCGATCTGCATCGCCTCGATCAGCAGCGCATCGCCGTCCCTGCGCAAGAATGCCACGTGCGTCTCTTCCCGCAGAGACGTCATCCGCTCGCTGTACTTGCCGATCGCGCTCCACACGGCCGTTTGCCCGCAAAACGGGCAGCTGCCCTCGCTGCCGTGCTTCGGCCCGTGCTTGCCGATGATCCCATGCTGGCGGCAGCACGTTGCCCATGCCTCGCGCTTGCTGCCATAGGTCTCGAAAAACACGTGCGGCGTGAACAGATCGTGCACTGCGTCCTCTTCTTCCTGCGTTGGGTAGTGCCAGAACTTCCCCAGGATCTCCTCGTGCCGCTCTGGCGGCAGGTTGCATTTCAGATACCGCATGGCTCACACCCCGAAGAAGTCGTCCAGCTTCAGCAGCAGGCCCTCCGGCTTCGCGTCATCACTGCACAGGCGCACGCGCATCGTCGTTTCGATCTCCGCGCCCGGGAAGTAGAACTGCACCGCCTTGCGGTACGCCTCGATGTCCGATATGCTCCCGCCCACGCCTTTGGCCACAGCCTTCATGCACTCCGGGAAGCTCCCGCCCTGCGCCACGGCCTGCGCAAACTCGCCGTCCTCTTCGCAGAACTTCTCCAGCGCCTCGCGCACGGCCGGTGCCATGGCGCGCTCCTTGTTCCCGCTCAGTCCCTTGTCATCGCGCAGCCGCTCGATGGCTTTCTCGTAAAATTCGTTCATAGTTATACCTCTCTTTCTGTTGCTTTTATCCTGCGTCGCCGAGAAACCGGATCACGCCCTGACGCATCTGCACCCGGTACGGCTCCAGCTCCACGGCCGTCATGTACTTATGGCCAAATAGTTCTTTCATGTTCTGCCAGTCCTCCCACATGACACGATACACTGCGCGCCCGCGCAGGCACACCAGCACAAACGCCAGCGCACCCATATTGGCGTGCGATTCCAGTGCACGCGCCTGCTCTTCCGTGACCGCACTTTGCAGGATGCGGTCTTTGTCCGTGGCCTTGGCCTCGAACACTACGCTGCTGCCGCCGCATATCGTGCCCTGAAAATCCGGCTGCGCCTGCTTGGTGAAAACCGCCTCGAACGACCAGCAGCCGCTCGGATTCTGATGCCGGCCGGAAATGACCTTGATTGGCTCCGGCGTCTTGTCGATCTCCGCGATGCCATGCGCCCGGTAATACGCGCAGGCCGTGAGAATCTGCGCCTCAAAGCCTTCCCCGGTCGCACGGCTGATACTCCCCTGTGCCTGACGCGCTGGGTTTTTCGCCGACTCCTCGGCGTGGAAAAACTGCAGCGCCTTTTCATACGCCACAGGATCCAGCTTGCGCGCCGCCTGTTTCTGATAGCGCGGCGGCAGGCTGTCCATACGGATTCCCATTGTGTGCGCTCCTTCCTATGTGGTGTCTTTGATCTCGTAATACTCCTGCCACGGCCAGCCGCTCAACTCGTGCCAGCCGCTCTTATACTCCGACCCATCGTCAAAGCGATAAAGATGCATCCCCCGTCTGGCCTTCGGCTCTTTTCTCCACGTCTCGGCCTTGGTCACCTGATAGCGGATCTCCGGCTTGGCCATGCCGGCGCTGCAGGTATACCGCCGGCGGCGGATGCCCTGCTCGCGGCAGCGGCGCATGGTGGAGCGTGATTCCTTGATGAGGTAGGACGCGAGCTTTGCGTGGTTCTTCCGGTCATCGAGCATCTGGAAGCTGATAGACCCCGCGCCATTGGTCACCTTTGTCCAGGCGGCGGCGATGGTCTGCGCGTCAAAGCGCGGCAGTAGGATGTGATGATGCACGTTCGTCATGTGCTTGGTTTCGAGCACGGCGATGTATTTCAGGCGCTTGCCCGCTTTGGCGTACGCCTTGCGCAGCTCGCGGAGGAACGCCGCCCTGTCCCGCTCGGCTTGCTCCAGCGTGATCTCCTTGTCCCAGTAATGCAGGACCATGTGATAATCGCCATAGCGATAGTTACAGTTAATGAGCCAGCGCAGGTGCTCCTCGGCCACGCGCTCGTTGATGCGCTCCTGACACTTGGAGGTCTCCTTCTCGGATGATCGCTTGCGCGGCTTGACTTCCTTGCTGTGCACGCGGGATGAATACATCTTGCGGTGCTCGACCGTTTCCCCGCACACGACGGTGCGATGTACATACGGCATGATTGCCTCCCTGTCTGTCTCCGGTCGAGTTAGTAATTGGTCTTACCGAAGCTGAAAACGCCTTGCGGCGTCAGCGTTTTTCGGCTTGCAGGGCGGGCAACTGTATGCTATAATATATATAGTGTAGCGCGCCCTGTGCGCTATTGGGTTTTCACCGCCTGCGGGTTTGACGATCTTCGCAGGCGGTGTCTTTTTATGTCTCCGGCGGCGCCCACATGACGCGCGCCCCGTGGACGACTTCCTGCCATGGGACGCCCCACAGCTCCGCCGCACACTGGATTGCCGCGAACGGCGATGCGCACGGTACGACCACGGCCTTGCGCCCCGGGAGCGCCACCCGCGCGCGGCCATGCGCTGCCCAGCGGTCATTCCGGCGTCGCATGGCCAGCTCTGCCGGTGACATATATACGACCTCCGGACGTCTCATGCGACGCCGAGGACCGAGAAGATAAGGTGGAACACCCACCCGGCGAGCGCAATACTGGCAATGAAGGACGCGCAGACGATTCCGTCCTCGATACCCCAGATGATGTAGCGGCGCAGCTTCGCCTTGGCGCGCGGATCTCCGAATACCTTCATTCGTCGTCACTCCCCTCTGCCGTTCGGTACAGCATCTGCATGTTGTTCGCGCAGATAGCGCACATCGGCACGTCGTGGATATGCCGGACGCCGTCCACACTTCCGCAAAACGCACAGCCCGGCGCATACTTGCGCAGGATGATGTTGTCCGCGTCTGTGTAGATCTCCATGTGATCACCCGCCCGGATGCCCATCGTCTGGCGCAGCTCCTTCGGCAGCACGATGCGGCCGAGGTCATCGACTCTTCTGATGATTCCTGTTGCTTTCATTGGTTTCTCCTTTCTCTTGACCTATCTGGCCAGCATCTGGGCGAGCGCCACGGCGCTGATGCCCTCTTTCCCGCTGACGTTGTACCGCTCGCGGCACACCCGTCGGCTTTGCCCTGTATAATTGCTGACGTCTGTCACCGTCAACACCCGGCGGCCGCCGGTGAACTTCAGGATTTCCTCCAGCTCAAGCCGGAAGGTTTCTTTTTCTCGCGGCATATGTACCTTTCTCCTTTTTGAAATCAGATGAACCGGCTATCATTCTCCGCTCAGTTCATTCCCTGACAATCCGGTGCAAAAGCGCTCAAAGTCCTCTTCTGTCCCGGCGCGGAACCGCGCCACATCAATGCCGGTAATGCTCAGCTCCGCTACACCTTCCTTCACGTCGAGGCGGATACCGTCAACGCCGACGCCGATCATAACGCCGTCGAGCAGTACCGCGCTCTGCCTCCCATTGCTTGCGACCATCAGCTTGGCATAGCTTGCGGCCGTGTCCGGCAGCCCGCTTTTCAACCGGTCGAGCTGTTTGCGGAGCTTCTGAAACTCCGCGACCGTCTTGTAGTTCTCCGCGATTTCCTTATGCAAAGCGGGAACCAGCTCCTGCGGGATTTCAACACCTAGCCCGGACAGGATGCTCACGATGTTTTCCACGCTGTACCTCCTTCGCTTATTTCTGCGGTGTCATGCCAGAAGTTTCGACCACACCAGAATCGCCAACGTGATCGAATTCAGCAGCGTCGCCATGGATAGCATGATGTATCCGGCTCTTGTGGGTCTCACGTCCTCACCTCCAATTAACACATTTTCTTGTTTTCCATCTTCCGCAATGGTAATATTCAACCAAAGGGAGATGAAAAAATGGCTTCAAACACAAATGATTATCTCGACTTTAACGGAACGCATTTGAAGATTCCTGACCTCGTACTTGGGAAGGTCATTCCCGATGTTGGACAAGTGCCAAATTATCGTTCGTTACTCGGCGAGCAACAGGCACTGCTTCAGGAGATTTCTGACCACACGCAGTCACTCGCCGAGCTCCGCCGAATCGCTGACGCCGCATCCGAGCGCGCGGAAATTGCAAGGCAGCAGGCCGTTTCCGCGCAAGAGCAGGCCAGAAAGGCCGAAAAAGATGCCCTGTTCTCGAAAATCGTTGCCATAGTGTCACTCGCTGCATCCATCATCATTCCGCTGGTCACCTGACAGCCGCTCGAGTGCATCTGTATACATCTTCTCGGTTGCCCGCTCCCGCTCGAACGTGGATTTCAGGCAGCTATCGCAGATGTGCTTGCAGATCGCAAGGCATACAAGGAAGCCAACAAAGCAACAGATCACGCCAACGGCGACCAGCGTCTTCAGGGTGTACATGTCCTCACCTCCAATCGGTAGTTACAGCTTGCTGTTGTAGTCTTTTAATTTGACTTGGATGATAATCTCGGAGCATTTCAGCGTCACGAAATTGACTTTGGCGTCCAGCACAGCCGGCGCGGCCTTGGAAGGAATGCTGTACATGCTGCTGAAACGGCCAATCACCTGTGCGCCAGCTTTCACCACGACGGGAACTTCATCGCTGGCCGCTCCAATCTGGCTGCAAAAATCAAAGACAGTAATTTTTCTCATGTTCTCACCTCCAATCGAACGGATTGCGCGCGCCTTACGACGCGCGCTTGCTGTGCTCCCGCCCCACCGCCAGCCCCCCCCCCAAGCGCCC